TTTGTAGTAAACATATTTTTCTCGACCGTAGATCTCGCCGAACACTTCATCAACTTCTTGTGCGGTCAGGGTGTCATCGACAACAACGCAGTCCACATCACCGTTGAGCTCCAAGAACTCCATCTTGTCAACGAACACATCCTTGGTTCGGTTGTAGTAATAGACGAAAGTATTTTCAGTCTTATTCTTATAAACCGTCATGGGTAAATCGCTCATCATCATCTCCTTAAACAAAAACCAAAACAGAAGTCATCAAGCCAATTGCAAGTACCGCCATGATCATCTTGTTCTCAACACCCACTGGCATCCCACCCTTCTTACTGATCACGCTCTGAACACTAACAACCATCTCAACTCTCCTATCAATTTTCCCTCACCACATGTATATAATAGCATATATCGTGTCGTTGTACACATAATTGCACACAATACTTAGACTAAATAGTTATACACATGTGCTTTTTTATGCATATTTCTACTAAGCATGGGGGTGTCAAAACTTGCACATCGACACGATATGGTCCATAATGTACATGTACTGAGGAATTGAGAGGAGATAGTTATGATTAAATATGTATTGAGAAATGTTGTTAACGATCAGTTGATCAACTGCAAACCATTCGACACCATGGTCGATGCCCTTAACTACCGAATGACCCATCTTGGGCGTGGTACTGCTTGGGTTGACCAGATTGAAGTTGAGAGGAGATAGTTATGGGTTGGGCACCGTTTGAAAGTGAGACCGTGATGGGCAGGTTTGTTGAGGCCGAGTTCAAGAAAGATTTTGAGTGGGAGAAGAGGACCGAGGAAGATTTCAATTGGGACTGGAATCCAGAGTATCCAGACAAGATCTGGGTATATAACGGGACCGCAGGCGGCGACTGTGGGTACAGGATCGGCAAGGTTATGAAGACCGTCGCTCATGTTGTTATCGACATCGACGATGAGGGCGGCCCTGTTGTTGAGAAGTGGAAGATCAAGGAGGTGTGGGCCCATGGCTAATTATGTTCACAACCTTGAGGGCGGCAGGCAGATACATTGTTTCGGGTACTACTCCGATTCAATGTTATGTCAGGTTGTTTGTGAGGACCCAGAGAATGATTGCACGATGTACATTCCAAAGCTGGGTCGAAAGTTTGGGGATTGGAGCGCCCTGTGCGATCACCTCAATAGCGATGTGCTAGACGACATTGAGCAGATCACGGGCCCAATCAAGGAACTTATTATGTGTATGCACTTGGAGGAATGATGAAAACTAATATAGCTGTTGAGTTAAACGATGCCGAGAGAAATCATCTGGCAAAGATTTTTCAGGGTAAGGCGACAAAGGCCATGATTACCCGAAAGGAGTTGAACGACCTGATATCTCTAATGGTTAACGACCTGCTTGGATCTGAGTCTAACATTCAAGTTAAGGCTGTTACGGACCGAGTCATCAAGGAAGGATTTAAGTACAGGTTCAACGACGTTGAAGTCTCTCCCGAGGTTTTCAATGAGGGCATTAAGGCGTGGCTAGGGGTGGAGGGACCCTAGCCTTTTTTCTTTTTGGTTTTCTTTATGGCCCCGCCACTCGCAACCTTCTTGGGTTGCGATGAAAACTGCTTTCCTGCCTTGGTGTCCCGTCTTTTCTTGGCCGTGGTTTTGGCATACTCGGCGTCAGACATAGCGGCAATTTTCTTTTTGGGCAGGTAACGCTCGCCAGTGGCATTCTTGCCTTGAGTCGATGGCTTGCCAGACTTTGTGCCCCAGTCTTGCTTTGTCCAATTCTTGAGAGACTTCTGGGTCTTTTTAAGCGCCATTACCTAGCCCTCTTCTTGGCCGTAGCAGACAAATCTTTGTAGTGGTACAGCTTAACACTTGTCTTGCCGTGCTTCTTGCCAGAATGCAGAGAGCCGTCTGGCATCTTGTGAGTTCCTCCAGTGTGCAATGTGCCATCTCTTTTATAATGATTGACGCCTTTCATGTTTTGTATCCTCCGCCTGCCGCCTTATATTGCTTGGCGAGCATTTGAGCTTTACGCCCTGACCACTGACCTGCGGCACCGCCTTTACTGCTGGCTTTGATTTTGTTAAAAAGCCTTTTCCGCATAGTCGGCTTGGTGTAGTTGCCTGCCTCGTTAACTTTAGATTTCGCCATGACTTTCCTCCTTCTTTTTTGCTGACATCTCTTTAGCATACTCGAAAAGATCTCGATTGAACATTTTCTTAAACCACTCCGCCCATGTTCCCGTGCCAAATGGTAAAGGATCAAACCGTTTTTTCCAAGCGTATCGGGCGGCATGATACATCTTGTCCTGCGCCCATTTATCTTCTTTGGCTTGCTCTTCTTTAGTAAAGGTCAGCAATGTCAAACTCTCTAATCTCGCTTTGGTTATATGGTAGATATTCGTCGCGCTCTCTGCACGCCATTCCAACAGCCATAGCCTGCTCGTTCTTTGCATCACCGTAGGCAATGGCCTCGTCAGTCAAAGTGTAGATTGCGTAGGGGTAAGGATGCATTTTCTCTTGAGCCAAGAAGTAAAATTTATCTGTACGAAGGCCAACAGCGCGGCACCCAGCAACGTAATATGCGGCTTGTTGATAGTATTTGAATGTGTTGATGGCGCTCTTGAAGCCCCGAGGCGATGCGTCTCTGCACGTTTTTAAATCCCAGATGTCGGTTCCAGTGTGCCAGTCCAGCTTGCCTTTGCATGGCTGACCGTTCCACATCCAGCACAGAGTGAGTTCGACGGAGTGATCTGGCTTGGGAATGTGATCCGCAACAACCTCTCGGCGCTCCATGCAGACGTCATACATATCTTGTTTGATTGGCGCCCTATCCCCTACGGTCATTAGCCAGTCGGCGTACTCTTCTTTGCCCGCTTTCGTTCGTCGGTCAACAATCGGCTCAATGGCAAACTCTTCGTGGAACTTGTGGTGTTCCAAAAAAACAGTATGTTGTACCCTCCCTTCAAGAAGCGCGGGGCTGTTGTGAAAGACGCGGTTCTTCCAAGTAAACGGGCACTTGGCTATTGATGTCAGATCGTGACTTCGCCATGCGGGTATTGAGTCGTAAGTTGGGTAATCGAGATCTTCGTAGATGCCTACTTTAAAATCCATAGCACATTTCTCTCTCTAAAAGTGGGGTTAAGAGGTACTTAAAATTCATTATAACTCCAATGATTGTTGTTTCAGTTGCTTAGCCAGCAGTGTGTCTAGGCACAGCGGCGCGTTCTTGCTAAAAATAAGTATGGGCTCTGAGTTGCAACCGTTTTTCTTGCGGGTCGAGATCTCATAGCCGATGATGCCAGCCATATGGCACCCGCTAAGGTTCTCAAGTGCGTACTCTATTGCTGGCTCACATATGATGTTTTGGGTATGGTTTGCGTAACAGTCAGACACATTGATAGCCATAACCCCACCATCTTCCAAAGCGGCCCAAGCGTTCTTGAGCATTGGAAAAAGGAATCCAGACATCCATGCGTCAAACTTTTTATGCACGCGGAAGCTTTGCTTGTCGCCAGCATACTTTTCCACCTTCCAATAGGGTGGGCTGGTAAATACGAAATCGAAGGCGCCCTCTGCTGGACAGTCGATCTCGCTACCTTGATACTCGAAACTCGCCTTACTATCCATATCAAAGGCGTGCTGTTGTAGCGCGTAACCAGTAAATACAAGTGGATTTACATCTCGGCAATGGTAGGTGTGGCAAGAGTGTGCCAGAGCGGCAGAGAGACGATCTCCCCACCCACCGCACGGATCATAAATCGAGGTTGCTTCAAAAACTTCGTACAAACACTTGGCGGCGCTTGGCCTAAACTGGGATGCTATGTATCCACGCATGGTAAGCGCAGACTTATGGCTCTCCTCATAATACTGAGAAGACGCGATGTTCTTGTGTAGTTTGCTGTCATACCAAGCACGAATAGGGGCGGGGCAATTGTTTGAGTCGCAGGCCATTCTTGACTGCCAGTGATAAAAGCTAGAGCTCTTGTTACCGACCACCGAGCGCCCAACAACATAATCTTTCACAAACTCTTGTGGAAGTTTGCTTCGACTCTTCCATTGCTTGGGAATAATAAGGTTTGTAAAGCTTTCCCGCTTGAGTTGTATGAAGTCGCGCTCAGCATCTAACTGAGAGCATCGATGTATCGGGAAGATTGGTAGTTTGTTTTTGATGTCATCTCCTGCGTTGGGGAAAAGGGCGAAACGAAAAAGACTCACAAATTGGGCAAAGGTAAATGATCTGGCCCTCCTCATCTTCATCTGCTGACATCTCCACATCGTGCTGGTCGCACATTACTGCGTCTTCTTGTGTCCACGGACAGTTGGGCAAATTCTCGTCAACATCACCGCGATCAAGCATTGTCTTCCTCTATTTCTTTAATTAGTCTATTTGCATACCAAATCATTTTCTTGAGGTCTTCTGTCGGGTCGTCATTCTTACGCCACATCCTGCAAGCGTACTTGATAATATTGCCTTGCAGGTAGCCCATAAATTGATACGAACCCATTGACGATTTGATGCTGTCAATTGTCTCTACTGCACCCGTGGCATAATGCTCTGGGCTGTTAATCATGTCTGTCATTTTTCGCCCTCTCTTTAAGTTCATCCGATACGTCGAGGATTTTCCAACCAAGGTCTTCGTATTTGAGATCACGCGCCAAGTAATGTAACAACTCAAGCGCATCTGCTAATTCATATACAGATGCGCTTTCGACGTCACACTTGGTTACGTTCAGAGACTTGTTAGATGCACTACCAATTTTAAGCTCGATCATGGTCTGCCCCTATCGACGTCAGAACGGAATGTCGTCGTCCATGATTTCGTTGTTAGGCTCAAGCGGTTTTTTCTGGCTTGAGGCAATACCGCTTAACCCAGTCTTTTCTTCCTTGGGCGCACCCTTCTTGATAGCGGCCTGTACTTCAAAGCACGGATCCATTGCGTCTTTGCCTTGTTCGTCACATCCTTTAATGCGCCACTGCACAAAGCGAGGCAAGGTGTCGAAACTGTCGCAAGCAAGCTTTGACTCTGCACAGCTTTCGCCGCTGAACTCTTTGCAGTATTCCTCAAGGTCAAAGATCTGGCTTTCGTTGATCGTCTTCACTCGCTTGACCCCGTTGTCGCTTGAGAACACACCAGCGATCTTGGGGTTGCCGTTGCTGTTCAAAACCACGTTGATCTTACAGGTGACGCCCAACAGTTTCGTGAGGTCAAACTCTTCGAGTTCGGCTTCAGTGAAAGGCTTGTTACGCCAAGCTTGCAGATCACGGCGCAGGTTCGAGCGCTCATTGAGGCTGTTGGTGTAGCCATTGAAAATAGAGTATGGGCGCCCATCGTCAAGCTTGAGCTCGGGTATTTCCCAAAATATATAGAGCTTGTGCTTTTTGCTGATTTCACCTTTATAATCTTCTTCTGCGGTTCCCGCATCGACGAGACGGTAACATACTGCTTCGTAAGAACCGGGCGGTACTGACTCAAACGAGCTCTCTCCACCTGACCCAACTGAGGTTGTTAATGCCATGATTTAATCCTTGTTATTTGCTAATGTTTGCACTATTGTACACACCTAATTACAAAAGGGAAGCCCTATAATGTCCTTGAAAGTTAAAAGCCCGCCTAAAAAAGATCATAGCAGACCAATCAGTGGCAACTTTAGGCAGGAGTTTGAAGCTTTTCTTTTAGAAAACAACATGGTTTTGGATGCAAAGAAAGGGCTTTTGGTTGATGGATCAATCGGGCGGGCTTACATGGAAGTTGATGGTAAGCGCAAGCTGACAGGCTGGTATCAGTTTTGGGCTGATCAGAGCATACCGTATGGTCGGTGCGGTGATTACCGTATCGATCAGGCTAACCCAACAGCAACTTGGAAGCCACATAACAGCGGCTCTTATCAGATGAGCGAAGAGCAACGCGAAGAGATCAAACAGTTGCAGGCCGAGGCTGAGCAAAAGAAGATCGAGCGCAACAACAAGGCGGCGAAGCGTGCGCAAAGTATCTGGGCGGCAAGCTCTGGTTGTGACGCGCACCCATACTTGGCCAAGAAGAGCGTAAGAAGCCACGGGTTGCGGGTTGGATCTGACGGGCGCTTGTTGATCCCAATGTTGAACTCAGATCTTGAGATCGTTGGACTTCAGTACATTGACGACGACGGCGCCAAGATGTTTCTTACTGGCTCCAAAAAGAAGGCGAGCTTTTTTATACTTGGGCAGGAGCTTTTAGAGAAGGCTACGACCATTAATTACGTTGAAGGTTACGCCACGGCGGCAAGCTACTATCAAGACATGAGTCAGCCAACGGTTGTTTGCTTCGATGCGTTCAACCTAACGCCAGTCGCAGAGGTTATCTTCGAGCACTTCCCAAAAGCTAAGCACATTTTTATCGCGGACTGCGACGACTCGAACACTGGAGAGAACGAGGCGGTGCGCGGTGCGCAGGCATTAAAGGCACTTAACGGCGTAGCCGAGGTGTTGATCCCGCAGTCAAAGGGCGATTACAACGACCATGCGGTGATTGAGGGCGAGGTGATGCCTACACTGCAACAGGTTGTGATCCCTGAGAGCTTTGACTTTCAGCGCAACAGCAACGGCAGGATGATGCATACGAAAGAGAACCACCGAGGCGTGCTTATTACTAACGGCATTGAGGTGGACTACAACGTCATTAAGAAGAGCATCGAGATACACGTACCCAACCAAGAGTTTATCGCTGACCTGAAGGATGACGCGGCGATTATCGAGATCGAAGACCGATGTATTGTGGCGGGGATACCGCACGAACGGTTGCGGTGGAACTTAAAGCTACTGGCGCGTGAGTTCAATCCCGTCAAAGAGTGGATTGACTCTGAGCCTTGGGATGGTAAGGAGCGGCTGGAAAGGTTCTTTGGCACGATCAAGAGCACCAACGAACCCTTGAAAGAGATGCTGATGCGCAAGTGGATGCTTGGGTGTGTTGCGGCAGTGTATGAGCCTGCTGGTGCCAACCTTGAGGGCATACTGGTGTTCCAAGGAGCGCAGGCCGCTGGTAAGACGCAGTGGTTCAACTCGCTCGCACCAGAGAAAGACTGGTTGCTTGAGGGCGCCACACTGAACCCCAGTGATAAGGACAGCGTCAAGCAGTGCGTTAGCCATTGGATATGTGAGCTAGGTGAGCTTGGTTCCACATTTAAGCGTGCCGACATCGACCAACTCAAAGCGTTCCTAACGAAGCGCAGGGACGAGTTGCGCCTACCTTATGACAGAGCCTTCAGCCAATACCAACGGAGAACAGCGTTCTTTGCCAGCGTAAACGAGAAGGAGTTCCTGATCGATACGTCAGGGAACCGAAGGTTCTGGGTTGTGCCTATCAAGGAAGTGGACTGGCGCCATGGTCTGAATATGCAACAGGTGTGGGCAGAGGTCAAAGCAACCCTCTACGAAGTTGACAACTGTTCTTGGTTTCTTACGACGGAAGAGCGCGAGCTCCTACAGAACAGCAACGAGTTTTTCCGCACCCAGAGTGCAGTCGAAGACTTGCTCTTGCAATACATTGACTTCGACAGCGCAGTAACCAAGCCAATACAGATGACCAGTCTCCTGAAAGATCTAGGGATATCCAACCCGCGCATGGCTGACTTCAAAGACGCCGCACGGGTGTTGGCAGACCGAGGACTCGAACCAAGGCGTAGCAATGGCAAGAAGATATACGACTTGGATTACAGTCTACCTATCGACCTTAGCGAGATCTCCGCGCCCAAGTGGGGCGATTAAGCAGGGTACAGCAGGGTGGCAAAGGGTATAGCAAATGACGATGATACCCTTATGATGTCGATGTGTATGTTTATATAAGAGGGATCGATAATGTATAAGGATGTATACAAATTATCTTGCTGTACACTGTACACTGTACACTTTATGCGCAAGCTACCGTATTTAAAGGGCTTTAGTACAGGGTAGGGTAGGGTATAGTAAACTTAGTTTAGTAGTTTTATATAAATAATAGGGCACATAAAACCCTAGTTATGTTTATGCAGGCACCAGCCCTTATAAGGGTAGCCTACACTGTACACTGTACACTGAGGTGCATATGGAACAGTTTATTTACGACGACGACAAAACGTATTTACAGAACTTTACAGCGTGGCGGCTAATGCTCGAAGAGCAGAGCGGCGAGGACGTAGTGACAATGAGCGAGGCCGAACGGACGTTCGCAGAGGAGATGAGAGAGAGATGGGCGAGAAAAAGGTAGGAAGACCAGAGAAAGAAAAGCGCCAGCTTGTTAAGATGCCAGATCAGTTTGAAGCAAACGAAGAGCTCGGGCTGACAGATATGCAAGCGGCGTTCGTATGGCATTACACCGAAGGTGCGTGCGGACAGACCGAGGCGGCTCGAAGAGCAGGCTTTAGCTTCCCAGCAAATGCCGCATCGAAGATGCTTAACGGCAAGGATCAACCGAAGGTTACAAAGGCGGTGCGCATAGCGCAGGAAGAGTTGCGCGAGAAGTATGCCATCACTCCAGCCAAGACGGGCGCAATGCTATGGAACATAGCCGAGGTGTCGTTCGAGAGCGGACAGTACAACGCGGCGGTGAGTGCAGTCAAAGAGCTCAACAACCTCGCTGGCTTGAGCATACACCGCAGTCACAACCTCAACATCAACGCTAACATCGAGGCCATGACGAAGGACGACATCAAGTCAAGACTGGACGAATTGTTCGGGCTCAGCGACACGTACAGCGACAAAGATCTTTAGGGTTATGCGCGTGTATAATGTGCGTGAGAAAACAGTGGGCGGGGGCGGCGCCCACAGCCAGCCCCCAGTTATGCGCAAATCGCATAAAAAGCACTTTCCTTATAACTTTCAGTTATATAGGCGCGATTCGCCGACGCATCTGGGCGCCCTCTGGTCGTCCCCTGTGAGCACGGGGGTCACGATACGGCCCATATGGGGGGTTGAGTGAGAATCATTCGAACTAATAAAGGAACCCTATGGGGTCGGGAAAAAAGATTTGAGATCTTGGATGGTTTTTTGGGGGGCACCCCCCTGATCGCGGCGCGGCGCGGCGATACGGGTTTAACTGAGTTTTTCTCATATAATATTCAAAAAATTCTCAACCAACTAATCCCGCTTCGGGCACCGATGGGATTAGGTCGGCTATGTGGGAATCGCAACCCCGCCCTTACTCAATTTTGGCGGCTGATAATTTTGCTAGGAAAGCGCTTGCCGCTTTGTTTAACGACGCATCGAGCCAGCGTCTTTCTTAATGTACTCGCACCGAATAATTTTGCAACTCAATTTGGTTTTTTGAGATTGAACTTTTTTCTGGGTAAACTGGCTACAGGATCGCTTTCAGGAAAGACCCCCTAGGAATCCTAGGGTTAAAATTTTTAGGAGAATTTTGTGGCAGATAGTCGAACGAAAGGCGCCAGCTTTGAGCGCGATCTGGTCAAGCGGCTAAATACTTTTTTTGCCGAGCACGGATTTGATTTTGAGTGCAAGCGCAACTTGGATCAGTATCAGAGCGTTGGTCAGTGTGATATCGAGATCCCCGACCACGCCATCGAAGCCAAGAGTTATAAATCAGGCTGGTGGTATTCTCCTGCTTGGTGGCATCAAGTGTGCGAATCCTGCGGCGACAGAACGCCCGTGTTGATTTACAAATTTAACAACAAGGCTATTCGCGTCTGCGTGCCAATGTACGCCGTAAACCCTAGCTGGGAGCGCGACAACGCCCAAACAGTCGTGATGACGTTGCCGCAATGGCTGGAGATTTTAAAAAGAACTTGGAGTGAGACATGAGCAATGTTTTGAGTATGTCCGATTATCTGGAAAGACACGGCAAATCCGAGCTATCGCGCCACAACGCTGTTGTGTATGAGCGCGGCATTGAGATTACTCACATGGATTCCAACATTTCTTTATGGTTCCATACGCTTGAGCTCGAATCCCTTATTGACGTTTTGATTTTGTCGTATGACAAGATCATGGAGATGGAGAATCTACGTGACTAAGGCGCCGTATATGCATTATTATGGTTGCTAAATAAAATGGGGAGCTCGCTGTGAAGGATATCGACATCTTTGAGTACAATATGGGCGGTAGCGTCGGTCAGCTAATGAATGACCCCACCATGTTAAACCTCGATCAAGAGCCAATCCTCACCCCCACGCAACTTGCCTACCTTGCCGCGCAGTTTGCTCCGAGCGCTGGAACCCTAGATGCCGCTGGTCAAATGGCGGGTATGCCGTCATCTGAGGCAGACATAGTTGACCTGTTTAGCGCTGAAAACAACCCTTCTATGGCTGAAAATTTGAGGTCGGATAAATACCTAGATGCCGCGCTTCAGGGATTGGGTGCGGCAGGCGATTTTGCGTATGCGATACCTGCCGTGGGGCCCGCGATAGGGGCTACGCTGAAGGCGCCGAGGGCGGTGCAGAAAACCATGAAGATGGCTACTCAAGCGAAGATGAGTCGCAAAGATCTTACAGAGAAGTTCCGTCAAGAGCAAGAGGCTTTGGGCGTCAAGCCCGCTACGGTAAAGACCCGAGCCAACACATATCAGAAAAAACTCGAAACTCCAGCCGTGTTCCGCCGAGAGAGACTACGCGCCGAGGGCGAGATAGCGACGTTCGCGCCACAGTCCCGTATCATTCAGGCGCCAGAGAGCCTCTTGGGTAAAGTTTTGGTGCCCGTGGCTGGTGACAGGTCCCTCTCGATACAGGGCCAAGGCATATCTTCTCTGGTTGACGTCAATGGCGTGCCACTTAGTCGTGCGGTTCCAGTGCAGGGCGGCCCAGACTACATGATTATCAATGAAGGCCGTGGCGCTGGCTGGGCATCGATGGAAGGTATCGCCCAGTCCAAGCAAAACAATATAACCCTTGCCGCCGACGAAACTGGGCTAGACCCCGTGGGCGTCTATTCCGCCATGGCGCGAGACGGCATCGACTTCTCTGCCCCAGTTGCTACTGCAATGGTTGCTCAGATACCCGCTATCGGCATACCCAAGAGCGCAATCAAAGAATTTGACGACGCCATGCGCCGAGGTATTGGCGATCAAACTAAAAAGAACCCCACCCTGAAGGCTAGGCCAGACTGGGTAGGGTTAGAAAGTCCTGACGTATTTAATCAGTTGCTTGGTGAGGGCGGATTTCCTAGGAAGGGCGCAGGACAGATCAGGACCGCGCTTGTTTCACATATGAAGAAAGATATGTTTACCAAGCAAGGCTTTCCTGTATACGAAGACGTTGCAAAAACCATCACCATGCCCGAGTTGGCCGACGTTCCACGTGGAGCATCTGGTTACGCCATGTTTGATGCCGTGCCTAACGCCTCAATCTTTGATGAGCCTATTCATCAGAGCTACAATAAGAGTATCGCGGGCAAATACCTCGGTGGCCTAGAGCAGAGCCTTCCCCCCGAGATAATGTTCCCAGATACTTTCAATATGCTCTCAAAGTCGGTTAATAAGGCGGGCGAGTTGTTTCCTTATGAGCAGCAGGTTGGTGCTTTGGAGCGCCGCCACTTGTTTGAGAGAATGACTGACGAAAAGATTGACGCTATGAACAGGTATATGAACGAAAATTACGGCACAGATTACGCTGACGGGGGTTCTGTGGACAAAATAGACATATTTGGGTACAACATGGGCGGATCTGTCAGCGAAATGATGGGTCGAGAGTCCTCTTTGAAGCTAACACCCGAGCAGATGGCCTATATCGCCGCACAACTTCCTGTTGGTGCTGGCACTATCGATGCGGCAGGCCAAATGCCCGCCATGGGCTCTGGTGACGACATATTTGCGGATCAAAACAATCTTTCGTTGGCACAGAACCTTGGCGAAGGAAACTATCTGGATGCGGGATTCCAAGGTCTGGGGCTTGTTGGCGATGCCGCCTCAGTTATGGGACCAGTTGGTCTGGGCGTTGGCGCCGCACTCAAGCTACCCCGAGCCCTGCAAAAGATGAGTCGCCTCGATAACGCCGCAGATAGCTCTGGGATTGCGTCAATCGATCAGATGGCGGCGATTGCTCCAGACGGAATAGAGAGCGTTGATGCCGCGAGACTTGCGGCGATTGATGCGGCGCCCAACATTGAACAGCTTGTCCCAGACGATCCAGATCTGGCTGATCTGCTGAACTACCTCAACACAACCAAGTTAGATGCTACCAGCGCCTCAACTGTGCAGAACCATCCTGCCGTTGCCCGCGTTGTGTCTGAAATGAATACGATGCCTGAAACGCAATTTTTTGACGGTTACGGCACCGACAAATATTTTCAGGAGCGCCGCTTCTCGTTTGATAAGGGCGATACAGAAATCGTTGGCTTGGATGGTGCGGTGAAAAGAATGTACGATGACCTGAAAGCGCTGGGCTGGACAGACGAGAAGATGGCATATAACGGATCAGTTAAGGGTCGAGTTAAGAACCCAACGGCGACAATAATTCTAGGGCCACCCGCTTCGGGCAAAAGCTCTGTCGCCAACCCCTTGGCCCGAAAATTAAACGCCGCGATACTGGATCCTGACGAAGTAAAGAAGGCAATGCCTGAGTTTGCTGGCGGGGTTGGCAGTAACGCCACCCACGTTGAATCGAAGGCGATTACCAAGGATATTCGTAATTTAATGATCGCCAATAAAAACAACATTGTCATCCCAACAGTTGGCGCAAATCCAGAAAAGATTATGGCTGAGATCAGCGCTTACAAAGATGCGGGATACAAAGTCAATCTGGTTGACGTTGTGGTATCAAAAGAAGAGGCGCTTAGGCGAATGTTGCTTCGGTTTATTAAAAGCAAGAAGTTGATACCGCCAGATTACATGGGCGAAGTTGGAGATCTCCCGTCAGTCACTTATGATATACTTAGAAAAGAAGGAGTAGCAGATGGCTATGCAAGAATCGACAACTCGGTCGGGATTGAAGTCCCTAAACCGCTCATTGAAGACACCGCAGACATCTTCACAGATGCCGAGATTCGACTTCAACGCGGCAGATGATGAAGGTGAAAGACAAGCAGACTCGCCTCTACACAAAGCTATGGTGAAGCGAGTGCTTAAAATGATTCAGGCAGAAGAGCGGGGCTAGGCGACTCTACTCCGAGAGCCGCTTTCGTTGATGTAGTAGATGCTGTATGGCGTCTTTTCTGACTCAAGTTTCTTTGCCCGCCGCTCAATCATCTCGAATTTATCTTCCGTGCAACTGTGCGTGACAACGTACCCTGCACCCGTTTTTGACCTTACAAACTCTTCCAACTCATATCTGTCAGCCATTTTTTGATTCTCCAATCCAAGTGTTAATGATGTATTTTGCCTCATCACGAATACCATGATGCCGTATTAGCGCAGTTTTGTAAGCGCGAATTTGCTGTGGCTTCGACATCTCGGGCTTAATTGCCGAAATCTTTACCGCCTCCAGCGTTCTAAAATATTTATCCACTTTTTAGCTCCTCCAGTATTTGCCGCAGTAGCTCGACAATTTCTTGCTGGTTAGCGAGGACGACCTCCGCGTCCTCTTTGTCCAATTCAACCGTAATTTTGCTCATTCCAAATCCTCAATAAAAACCTATTGTAGCGGGTTAGAAAGAAGGATCTCGGTAAGAATCTCTGCGCCCGACAAAACAACCGCCAGAGTTTCTCTTAATCCATCGTCCTGTTGCAGTGTTTTTGTAAACAGAAATCAATTTGCCGTCTACGACCCTGAAGGTTTCTTCGTAGCCATTTGGATCACGGCTGTATTCGTAAACCTCGTCGCCATAGCCAGTACCGCCAACAACTTTCGAGATGTCCTTTGTCACCGAGATGTAATCATATTTGCCGTAAGCAAAAACGTCGGTAACAGTGGCGGCGCTTCGATCAGACCAGCTTGTCAGAGTGGCTGGATCACCAATCTTTACATCACCGATAGTAGAGTTTCCATAGATGTAGTTCACAAGCGAACCAGTTTCTTTTCCTAATTTCATTTTGATCTCCTCAATCAATTAACTACATGGATATAATAGCACATACCATGTCGTTGTACACTTATTTATACATTTTGATTAGAACAATTAGTTATATAACTATCAATTCTTATTACTTCATAGTCTAATTATATTTGTGCAAACTGTTGCACACCGACACGATCCATGTATAATGGGAACTGTTGAGAGAGAATTCATTTTTTTAAAGATACAGATAGGGACAGCCATGCCCGAAAAGTTTGAGCACAGCGCGTAATCTTTGGCGCTCCAATAAATTTGGTGAGGTTATTGATCAAAAACCTGACGACTTAAACCTGCTGTATCTTTAAATAAGTTAATTACCAACCGCCCCCGAGGGGGCTAGGAGACTAGTGTGAACGATAGAGCGAAATTATTAGATCGAGTGCAGAAACTGCTGGCTATGGCCAAGCACTCCGCGTCTAACGAGAACGAGGCGTCGATAGCACTGCGCCGCGCCGAGAGCATGATGCGAAAGCACGACATTCAGTACGCCGAGCTCACCGCGCAGACTATCAACAAGGACGACATGGTGGCCGCTGAGACTGGCGAGAGTCGCAACTCTAGCTGGGTATGGAATCTGGCGTGGTCAGCCTCTTATCTCACAAGCACGTTGCCGACCAAGCGAAACAACGAGATAAAGTTTTGCGGCACGCCCGAAGACACTCAGGTTGCGCTACTGATGTTTGACTACTTGGTTGCTGTGACTGAGCGGCTGGCTAAGAAGTTTGATGGCTCGCGCCGAGATCGCAACAGTTTCAAGATGGGGGTGGTATTCGCAATTTTAGATCGATGCCGAGAGATCAAGGCCGAGCGAGAGGAAGAGCTCAGCAAGGCAACGACTGGCACAGATCTGGTTGTTGTGAAGAAAGACCTGATTATCAAGCGCTTCAATCTAAGCTACAGCGCAGGAAGATCTTACAGCGTATCGCAGAACGCTTACAACGCGGGTTACGCAAAAGGAAAGAAGGTATCACTGAACAGCCAAGTCGGCTCAACCAAGCGAAAAATGGTCGCTTAACCACCAACCGCCCCTGCGGGGGCTAGGAGACTAGTGTGAAAAATGTAACAGAAAAGGCGCCAAGCATTCTTAACCAAATCGCTGAACTGCGCAGAGATGTCCGTGCGGGTGTCGCGGCAAACAAGATCAGGGGTTATCCGATTGTCACCACGGACGGGTGGAAGATAGTGATGGCCGACAAGGATGACAACGAACGCTACGACAATTACGGCTCTGGCCGAATATCGATGGCATACATAAAACAGGTGGTTGCGGAAGCGGTCAAAGAATTCGGTACTGATGCGGTCGTGTGGATAGAAGGTCGCTACGATTATGCGACGCACGTTGATACAAATGCGGCTGAATACGACTATGAGGTCGGTGACTATTGGGAATTCCCGCTTCTCGGAAGCTTGAGATAAGGAGAAAATCATGGAGATTATCAAAGGCAAGCCAATCCCAGCAAGAGCAGGTCGATCTGTCAAGTATGGATTTGTTTATTTTATGGAGTACGGCGACTGCGTGATCGTCAAAGACGATCTGGAGAAGCAAAAGATCTCCGCCGCGATTCGCCAGTCAGATCCCAAGTGCAAAGTTGTGACTCGCTCAGAAAGGGTTAATGGCGTTCGAGAGATCACCATTTGGAAGACCGAGGAATAATTTTGATTTATTTTGTCCAAACACTTGCACAACGACACGATATGTGAGACTATAGCAATGTAGTTAATCAATTGGAGAAAGTTATGGGACACAGGGTAGGGTATATAGCAGGCGGGAGCGAAATCGAAAACCCAGAGGCGTATAGCAACGCTATCAAGCGCA